ATTATCTGGCTTACCAAATGTGTCTACTAGTTCTACCTCAGAAGAAATTGTTCTAATCTCTTCCAGAGGGCCCCAGTTGAAATTACCAACGAAAGCGCCTTCAGTGGTGCCTACGGCAGGCACAATGGTTGTTAAGTCAATCTCAGATACATTTACGCCTGGTGACAGTTGAAATGGCATATTGTTTCTCCTTTATAAGAAAGATAATTCATTCTTTACATTATTTAGAAAAATGAGCATTTACAGATTGCCTCTCCAGTTTAGGTCGTCAAAGGGATACATTTGGGCCCTATCCTCAAACCACAGGTCACCCGCAGCGTCTTTGTCGCCCGGCTTGTCAATACCATTGTCTATAATGCCAAAAGGAACAATATCCTGATCCATAATGTCTAGAATCTCTTTCTGTAGAGTTTTTCTTATGTCATTGTTGATGTTTTCTTTGAAATACTTCTGGCCAGTCAACCAGCCAAAATTCACTAGTGTCATGGCCATATCGTCATTGCTACCCTCTTCCGCTTTGAAGGTTTTCTTGTCAGCAGAGAAGGTCATTAGTTCATTGATGGTCGCCTCATCATTGATTATGAGTTTGTCAGATTCCACCAAAGTCTTGAGGTTTGTACAACCAATCATCTTGGTCTGTGTAGACTGCTTAAGACCAAAAGCAATCTTCTTCTTGAAGCCGGGCGACTGTTGCTGACCCTGCTTACCCTTGGCTTCGATCTTGATTAGGTTCTCGTAAGCCAACTCAAAGTGTATGATATCCGATACCTGTAGACCGACAGAGTTAATCTCTACCAATATGAAGGCCTCGTTGTATATCTTGGCTGTTTGAACAATAATGGTTGGAAACAGAAATGGCGATACTTTGTTGTCCTTGTATGTGGCCACCACCCTGTAAGGTATCTCAGTCACATCTATGATTGAGAAAGCTGAATAGTCAAGACCTTGACCTTCAGCCACGTCCACCGTCATACAGTAAGTTCGGTTGGGCTCAGGTTTACTGTATATCTTCAGATTGCCTTCTACAACTATAGGGTCGTACCAAACCAGAGAACGAAGCTTTGCTGGATGAATAAGTGTGTTTGTCGAACCGATGAATTCACAGTTTTTTGAAAGAATGCCGTTGGTGTAATACTGATAATCTTTACCCGCATTGATAACATCATACACCGGCTCAGGTATGTTATTTGGATAGATACGAACTATCTTTTTGAAACCATCAACAGTTTCGATAACATCACCTTCGTAGAGTTTCGATAACTCAATGTATCCAAAAGGGGTCATTAGTTTGTGATCGGAAGTACAGTCTAGTGTAAAACCGTTTTCCAGAACCACACAAAAAGTCTTTTTTGCTTCCTTCTTTTGTATTCCAAAAAATGTCTCAAAACCATTTTTAGTTTTTATCTCATACAGACTGTTCTCTACTGCGCTCATCTTTTTTGTTTTTCCAGTATTCTTTCATTTTTTCGGAATGTCCGGGTCTTTTTCTACCCTTTAGTTTTTGACTCTTTTTCTCTTTCGTTTCCTCAGACTGCTTTCGCCCTTTATTTATCTCTGATAGATGCTTTCGAACTTCTTCGGTATGATGTTTACCGAAAAAGGAGTTACCTTCACCTTTACGCATTTCTGAAAACTTCTTTTTGGTTTCCACAGATGCTTTTCTTTTTTGGGCACTAACACTCATCTTAGACTTTGCTTCTTCAGAATGACTTTTGCCTACATTCCAAGGAGTTGAACCTTTACGCATCAAGCTCCACATTTGACGAGTTTCTTCTGATACTATTTTGCCGGAAGTGCCTTCACCACCATCTGTTAGGTTTATGAGTATTCCTGTTCCTAAGTCTTTTCTGCCATACTGTTTGATAAGTTTTTTTTCCATTTCAAACGCTAGGTTTTCAGATAAGTTTTTGGCAACAAATACTATTCTGTTGGTATCTTTTGGTGGTTTGACTCGGTGTCTGTGTTTATTGAATGCCCGACTACCTCTACCTTTTCCCACATAATATGGTGTTCCGTCTTCCCTTAGGTATTCATAAACATAAAAGTCGTCATAAATAGTGGACATTGCTGGCGCTCCTTATTAGCGTTAGAGTAGGTGGGATGGGGGTCCGCGACCTACATTTATTTATCTTATTTTATCATACAACTCAGCAATAGTAATAGTTTCTTCTTTTCCGGTCTCTTTGTTTCTCACTTCTACCAAAGTATTACCTGATACGCACTCAAACTCCTGACGGAACTGGTCAGCCGAGGTGTTACGAATGGTCTGTTCTTTCCACTTCTCGTCTCTACCTGGCACCATGCTCCAGTGAATTTCAATTGGAACATATTCAGACTTCTTTTTGATAGCATCTTCCCACATACGATAGAATAGATTTAGACCGTTTGGTGTAGAAACGATGATGACCTTTGTTGTGCTACCAGAAGAAATGGTAGGGTAGGTAGACATGAAGAACGCTTCAGCAATATTGTTGGGAACGAACGCAAACTCGTCCAAGAATACGATGTTGAAAGAACGACCACGAATAGAGCTACCAGATGTGGAGTCAGCCATGATACGAGAGCCGTTGGCTAGTTCAATAGAACCCTTGTTCCACTCTTTGACGCCCTGCTGTAGAAAGCGAGGTAGGTATTCAAATGCCAACTGAAGACGGCCTAGAATTTCTCGGGCCATAGCAGATTTGTTAGCCAGAACAGCTACGTTGACACTCTCATTGAACAGAATGTAGTGAAGCAGATAGGCAACAGATGTGGTTGTCTTACCGACCTGACGAGGCAGTTTACAGATAGAGAATCGATTCTCATGGAACTTCATCAACATATCTTTCTGGAAATCCCACATCTCGAATGGCATAAGACCACGGTCGACGTTGATGATACGCATATAGGTACATGCAAAGTACACGGGATCCTGCGCGCACTTTATGAACTCATCCATTTCTTTCTGAGTAAATGCGTGTCGATAGTCTTCTCGCGGAAGATTTTTGTTATTATTGTAGCCTTGAAATGCCATTATTGTCTAACCAGTTTAACGTTCTTTGTTTTAGAATATTGACCGTGCCTCAACAAAATCTTAGCAGATTCGTAGTTTACGTCGTTTTCCAAAGCAAAGCTTTTTATACAATCGTAAGATTTTTTAGTACCGTCTTTCCATTCTGCGATTATTTTTTTAGCTTTTGGATTTTTTCCACCTAAACAAACTTCACTCATTTTAATCAATCTATCTTTACTGTAAGTTCCTTTTTTATTTGATTGAGCTATTGAAAGTTTTCTTCTATGCTCCGGAGATTTGATTTTATTTTTGTTTGATTTGCTGATTTTTTCTTTGGTAAGCGCATTATGTTGTATGATTTGCTTTGCTCTTTTTTCTCTGATTATCTGCTTTGTCTCTTCGGTATGTTTTATACCAAATCTAATATGATGCCTACCAAAAATAGGTTTTTGGAATAGTTCAGCGTCTTTCTTCAAATCTTCATCTACATGCGGATTGTTCTCAAACCACAATCGCATATTTTCTAGAAACCAATCACTCACTCTGCTTATTCTCTTTTATCTGCTTCAATAGGTCTGCTGTGGAGCCTACAAATACAGCCTTTTCAACGTTCACGTTTGTTTGTTCTTTCTTCTCTTCGCCCTTGAGATCCTTCGTTTTCTTTTGGAGTTCGAAGAGATCCTTTGTGGTGTCAGCAATGGTACGCATCATGGTGGCCAAAACCTCATACGCGCGTGGAGATTCAGACTCCTTGGCGAGGTCGGTCAAACTTTCCATTGCTTGGTTACCTTTGTTGATTAGATCACGGAAGGTTCTGCGAGACAGGTTGTAGTCGGCCTTCACATCATCATCTTCATGTGGTGTATTGATAATTGGCTCTGGTTGCTTTGGAGGTATAATCTCTACAGCCGCACTTTCAATACCAAGAGCTTCGCTTAGTGCATCATTTGTCTTACTCATTTATTTCTGGCCATTCCTGTATATCAGTTGTGTATCCATAATCATCACCCGGCTCAGCATTGAGAGGATCAGGTTCGATTGTAATCTTTGTGAGCTTAAGAGGAGATACATCAAAGCTATCTAGTTGATATGCCGCATTTGATGATAAACCTCTAATGGTATTGTTCAGCTTGAATTGGCCCTGAACTCCTCCAAGAGCCAGTTTACCAGTATTGGCAGACCAGCTTAGAATGATACCATAGGCATTTGCTGTGCTATAATCATTACCCTGAAACGCGATATCATCCTGATAGAAGGTGCCATTGTTACCACCAGTCAAGTTGACGCGAGTGATATAGCCTGCTTGAAGCGTAGGATCATTGAAGATATTGGCAATAACTTTACGAATGATCTTTGGATTGCTGACTGGGCCATAGTAGTGAGCCTTCATTGTGAATGATAGCGTCCAGTTTACTATTCGAGTAGCATCAAAGTTACCTTCAACTTCATTGACATTTGACACACTATTCAATATAATAGGTATGTCCTTCAGCACGCCAAGGCTGGATACAGTATCTATGGTGGCTGTATAGTCTGGGTTAAAGTAAGGCAATATCTGTTCAACAACCTGTGTGCCATCATCGATGTTTCTGGCATAGATGTTCAAGTCAAAGTTAATGTCATACGGCACGGCCATATATGTAGACTTGGCTGATGTGCCTGTATTACCTTTAGCGACCTTAAGCATGGAATTCTGCTTTCGAGAGGCATCATATGAAATGCCTGTTATCTCGAAAGACATACGAGGTAGACGAATAGCAATCTGTCTCTGCTGATCGGAGTCTTCACGCAATCTGGTAATATACTTTTCCTTAGGTGCATAGATGATTGGCACCTTCATACGCTCAATCTCGTCGCCTGTATCGGCATCGGTTCTAACCAATGTGATGTTATTGAACATGGTGCCAAATAGGACAACGTACTTGCGGGTGATCTTATGATAGAAGTGTGTACCGAACATTATGGCATCCCGAAGGGGTTGATTTCAGACAGGTCGATGAATAGTGCGGCCTCAGTCTGTAGATTCTTGTTATCGTACTGGTCATAGAAGGCATAGTCGCCTAGAACGTCTGTCGTAGTTACAACATAGGTCGCATTGGATGAAGCGCCCTTGACGTTAGTAGCTGTTGCAAATGTGCCTACGATATCCATTAGCTCCAACTTTTTGGTGATTGGATCATAATCAGATATGACGGCTTTTGCAGAAGCGAAGGCCAGATTTGCTCCCTGATATACAGTCTCACCAATGTTGTATGTTCCTGTACCTGTGCCAAGGTCTAGATTTATTGTGTATGCATTCTCTACAGCCACTCCATCAACCTCTTCAACGCCTGTATTAAGATTTTCATCAGAGAAGCGGAACAACTCGCAACGCAATTCGTAGATATATGGATTTCTGTTACCAATGGAGAAGAATAGCAACTCTTCTTCAACGAATTTGATTTCAAACATCTTCTGCATGACTGGTACATATACTAGGTCACCTTCGCGTGGGCGCCATGCAATGTTTGAAGGCACATACTTACGAAATGATCTAGCAGCAATGACAAAGTTAGAAGTGTCTCGAATATCTAGACCAAACTTGGAGAAGAAGTCGCCCTGACCTTCATAACCCTCAACGTTAGCAATGTACATTTCCATAGTGTAGGCGCGTGAGAACTTGGCATTGATGGTCTCACCATATATCTCATCATCACCATTATACGAATCTCTAGGAATATAGAAGCAATCGTGGCCCATGATCTGGATAGATTCGACAAGCAAATCTTCCAATAAACGTTTCTCGTTTATCATAGCCGGTGAGAATGAGTTGAAATATACTGAAGTTGCCATTAAATTTTACCTCTAGTCCACTCTTGACCCGGACATTCGTTAGTTCGTTTGTTAATAGTGCCGTTGTTCCACCAAAAGCCTGTTGGAATGTTTCGTGGTCTACGTCCTTTCATGGTAGCACTTGCTTTAGCACTCATTTCTTTCTTCTTTTCAGGATCGTGCTGTTTACCGAAGAAAGGATTCTTCTCGCCTTTGAGACTATCACTGATTTTCTTACGATGTTCTTCCGACAGTGGACCGACAACTTTTCCTTTATTTGACTCGCTGATCTTTCGTCGCGTTTCGTCTGATCGTTTTTTACCTGTATTGGCAATAGCAGTTTTCTTCTTTGCTTCTTCTGTTCTAGGCGGAAGTTTCTTGCGACCTTTCATAAATTTTTCTCTATATACTGGATCTTGATGTAGTTTCTTGGAAGCTTCGGATAACTTCTCTTTTATGGTCAGTCCTTTATTTTCGTCTGTTGACCAGTGATCAAAATGATGATTATGAAGATTGTAGTATCGTTTACCAAGTTCTTCATTCTTGATCTTAGTCAACCATTGATACTCTTCTTTCAAAAGGTCTTTCTTGTTGGTATAAACGCGACTCAAAATTCGTCTTTTGAAATCATTGGGTCTGTGTTTATAACCCTGTTTCATCCAATCAGAAGAACTAATGTATCCATCATCTTCTTTTCCCCAATGACATCCAATATAGAATCTCTTATGTTTACGATCATACCAAAGATAAACGAAGCCATATTTTTCCATAATCATACTCCTGTTATTTGGAGTATTTAGTAAAGTATAGATTTCACCCGACGAGAAAAATAGGCGGTTCTTCGTAGGTATCACGTATCAGTTGCTCTAGCTCTGTAATTTCTTGCACAGCTTCATCATGAATTTGCTGACCATTCATCATGATACCGCCTGGTAGCTGCATACCCTGATACTTCTTCATGTTGTTACCCCACTGCTTTTTGATGTAGGCGGTGGCCAACTTCTTAAGCATACGGTCATTATAGATTTGTGGATAGGTATCTGGATCAATGATGATCCATCCTTCGATGATTGCCCATTCGCCAGCACTGATCGTTTTCCAATTCATATCGATGTATAGCTTGTCGGTGTGTCTATTGAAACGAACAGGAGTCTCACCAGAAAAAAGCATATCCAATGTACGAATATGCTGCATGGTAAGGGCATAGTTCACATAAGATGTGCTGGTGAAGTCATAGAGTTCATGCAGACGCAATTGGTAACGAAGATCGAACATATTGATAGATGCGTTTGATGATGAGATCGGAAAGATTCTGGTCACACCGATGATATTATCGGTGATTGGAATCCAACCACGATCTATGTCATCCTGAGTGAACTGGTGCTTGAGATACCAGCGTTCTACACCATCAAAGTGGAACTGCTGGATGTACTGAAACGCCTCGTCAATACGATCTTCTACTTGGTCATCATCTACGTTGATTTCGATTACTGGATGGCCTAGCTGGCGCAAACACCAATCTTTTAACTGCTCTCTAGATGCTGGAACTGCCATTTATATACCCCTTTTTAGGTATTTATATTATAGTTGAGATGCAGCAATGAAGAGTTGGTCAATCTGCTCTCCGGTGAGGTTTAATGCCTGTCCTAGAGAATTCAATAGAGGATCGTTTCTTCTGAATTCTATAGCAAACTCCCAAGTAATCTGAGAAGCCTGATCTAACTGAGATATCATTGTTTCGACCTGACTTAGAAGACCCTGCTGTAGTAGAACCAGTCTTACCTGTCTTGGAGAAACCACTTCAGGAATGACAACTCTAGTTGCAATCTCTGTACCATTCCATATCCATAGAGATGGGTCTTTATCTACAGGAACATTACCTGTATAATCAGGTGATACGCAGGTATACCCTTGGAAGGCCTCTAGAGTCGAAAAGTATAGTATCTGCTCTTCGTTGGTGCCATCCGCTGGATCTTCCGATAGCTGCATTAACTTAACGGATTCTGTATTTTCGTTATACCATACTGTTATGATAGACATTTCTATTCCTTAAGCTTGTACTGCCTTGATTACAGCGAATCCAATAACAACTCTTTCTGATAGCGATCCGGTAGTGGTATTCAACATAGAAATCACGAATGAACCGGCTGAAACGCTATCACATGAAATCTGATAGGCACCGGCAGTACCACCATTCAATCTATTGACGATCACAACGTCCGATGCGGCTACAAGGTTGTTTGTAACTGTAAATGATGCCACAGTATTAGATGCCAGAGCCGCAGAGTTGGCTGCTACAGCACCAACCAGCTTGTTCAATGTGACACCGGTTACTTTGCTTGTAGCTTGAGACACGATACCGCCTGAGCCTGTACCATAACCTAGGCCCGCTGTAGCTCCCGTAAGAGTTACGTTACCGTTGACGATCAGGTTATTAGCGCCAGGATCAGTAGAAGTTCCTATTGAGACGCCAGAACCTATTCTCATATTGTCGGTCATACCTATACTGACGTTACCGCCAAAAGGTGCTATATAGACTGCTCCATTTGCATACACATCAATCGAAGGTATACCAGAAACATCGTTGACCGAGAAAATAGAATTGGTCATATCGTTGGTGATAGAGAACAACTGACCTGAAGAGCCTTCAAAAGATAACGTACCGCTATGGGTTGTATACACTTTCAGGTTA